CCCCTATATCAACTCCACCATTAGGAGCAGAAACAATACTTAAATTCCCGGAGCTATCAACATCTGCCCTATGACTATCATTAGCTCCTACCAATCTAACCAAGAGCTTTCTATCAAGAGTCATTCTAGGAATACCAATATCTCCTTCATTGACTGAATCTGGAGCTGTTTCATCAGCCAATGCTCCCATAGGAAAGACTTTATCAACTTCAACTACAAAAACAGAATCATCAACTTTAGCTTCTGTAATGTCAACGGTTATAGAATTCCCGCCGTCTTGAATATTAACTGCCCCTGCTCCTCCAGTATTGTTAATCGTTACATCCCCTATATCAACTCCACCATTAGGAGCAGAAACAATACTTAAATTCCCGGAGCTATCAACATCTGCCCTATGACTATCATTAGCTCCTACCAATCTAACCAAGAGCTTTCTATCAAGAGTCATTCTGGGAATACCAATATCTCCTTCATTGACTGAATCTGGAGCTGTTTCATCAGCTAATGCACCTATTGGCAAAACTTCAAATACCCCTACCGTAAACGGCGAATCATCTACTCTACCTTGTGAAACTTCAACAAGCATCTCTCCGAAGGTACTTACTGCAACACGATCATCTGTATTGGCATCCTTAATCTCTACTGCACCAATAGAGATATCCCCTGTCGTTACAGCAACTTCTGAAACACCTATACGGTATAACATCAACTACTCCTATTTGTCAATCTGAACTTCTACTGTTGTCCCATTCTGCAAATACGTTAACCTGATCGAATCCACCACTCTGCTCAATACAGTGGTCTGATAACCTTCATTAGCATCTAAAATTATCGGTGGCGACATATTGGCCGTATTAAATCTAACTTCAACCTTACCAATTACACAAAAGACATCAAGACTATACCTAGTTAAATCTTGACCATCAGCTTGTGCTGGAACATTCACCACATCTGTCTCTGCTATATTACCTGATTCTGTCGTCTGAAATATAATTGGATTCCAAGACGGCAATACTGAGGTCATAACAACTCCCGATGGCAAAGTGCTATAAAACTCCAGCGAAGTAATCTCATATCCTGCCGGAATCCTCTTATCTTGAACAGCTACATCATACTCATTGTTATTCTTGTACGTGGGCATTCTCCTCCTCCTCACTTGTATCATCTACATCAATTGAACTATAAATCTGTTTTCTTGCGTTGATTAACTCTTCCAAATACTGCTGTTCCAACTCCATAATTGTCTTTATCTTATCCGCCATACATTTATGCCTATCAATCAACCCCGCTAAAACATGTAAAGCCGAATCCAACTCATTAGCGTTTAACCGAACTCGATTGTGCATAGGTTATGCTCCAATTAGTGAAAACCCAACTATCCCCCGGGTCTTGGCAATCTTAATATCTTGATCAGCAAAATCTGATTCAACTATTTTTTTAGTCGAAAACTTCAGAAGTTTAATACTGCTAGTCTTACCTCGAATCCTATCAAATCTTAAATCAAAGCGTTTTAACATAACTATTTCGTCTGAACTCCATCATATCCCAGATTGACAGTACCCCCGGAAGTATTCTTAACCCGATAATACACCAAATTGGTAACATGAAAAGCTCCAGACCATACCCCTCCTTCAGTATCAGTATCCAACAAAATGAAATTCGTACCATCAAAAAACTGTAACTCAGCCCCTCCCGCGTGATGAAAGTTATGGATTACCCACTCCACTCCTGCTCCTGGCTGAACATTTAAAAAACTATTATTTGCAACAGATGCAATTGTACTTTGTACATCTCCTAAAGCCATTGCTAACCTCCTTACGAATACTTCTTAAAAATTACAAATCTAGCCGTTCTACCAAACCCATCAAAAGACCCCAACGAAACATGTGCCTGTAACTCATAGACACCGTGTTGATCAAAATCTCCTGTTACCGTCACATATCTAATTGCCTTTTGTACTCCATCTAAAGTATAAATAACTCCTATCCACTCAACTTCAACTCCATCTGGTTTTCTAACTTTCAAATTCGTAAATAGAGCACCAGTTAAAACTTTATCGGTATCTACGATGACTTCTGTACCAACTTCACCAACATAATGTTTATCCGACGAATTGCTTATCTCAGGCATACTAATCCCCTAAGTTAACTTCTAGAAAACTATCTAATCTTATATCTGTTCTAACTTCAGATCGCAAAAACAAACTACAAGCTACAGGTAAGAAACTCTCCAAAACTATAGCCCCAGCAAACTTCGAAATCAAAAACAACGTCTTCTTCAAAATCTCTTTTGAAAATACCGTTTCTAATAACTCAATCCCAGTATCCTCAACCGTCAAAGTAACTAACAACTTAACAATATCCAACCCTAACCTATTATCAGCTACTGTCAAAGTTACAAACTCAGACAAGAACTCTGAAACAACACCCGAATCCAATTGCAATATGGCAACTAAAAGACTAACAAAATCTGAAAACAGACCTGAATCTTCTACTAAAATAGGCGTCACAACTATAACCTCAGCTAAATCTACTGCTAAAGTTATATCAGTTTCAGCTACTAGAATCAAAAAGCTTAGAAACTCCACAGCTAATCCAGAATCTTCTAACAACAATAATCTAACATAGGACACTAACTCAATTGCTACTCCTACATCTTGTGTCCCTACTACAGCAAAAAATGGAATAAATTCAGAAGCTATTGCATCATCTAATATCAACAGCGAATTAACTATACTTACAAACTCTATTACAGAACCACTGTCTTCAGCTAGAATTTGAGCCAAAACTAATATTAGATCTGATCCCGCCCCCGAATCCGCCTCCATCATAGTCGCTAAAATTTCAACAAAATCTACAGCTAATCCCGAATCCTCCTGCAAAAGTGTTGTCATAATATCTAACAATTCAGTATCTGTCCCGGAATCTAAAATATCTTGATTGAACACTGGCGGGAAGTCTATCTGAACAAAGTCAATTGCAGCTCCTACATCTGCAACAACCAAACGATTAGCTACTTCCAAAAACTCTGAAACTACTCCCGTATCCTGCAAATCTATTTGGGCTAAAATATCAACTAAATCTACTGCAGCCGAAACATCTTGCAGCACAAACTCATTAACTATTGCAATTGCTTCTATTAACAATCCCGCCTCTAAAACTCTAAGGGCATTCAAAACTGAAACTAATTCAATAGCCACACCAGCGTCTTCAGCCAATATGGCAACTAAAACTGATACTAAATCAACTCCTACCCCTACATCTGTTTCACTTACAATTGCCAACACGGATATCAAATCAACTGCTAAAGTGACATCCTGAGCTAGAACCTGAGCAATAATTGCTAAAGTTTCAGAAACTACCGCCCCAGAATCTGCTACATCTATCAAAACTATTTCAATAAACGATACTAACTCTGAGCCCGATCCCGCATCTAATTGCAAAACAGTAGACAACACACTGACAAATTCAGAACCTAGCCCTACATCTGTTTGTACAAAAGTGTTTAGAACAAAAGCCAAATCAGTAGCAGTCCCGGAATCCAACACATCAATCAGAATTCCTGCTCTATCCAGACCAAAAACAACATCAAATACAGGTATCTGTTGGAGAAAACTTACCTCTTCAGTATCTGTCCCTGTATCCTGTTGCATTAACGTAGCAAACACCTCTGGAGTTTCTACCGACGTTCCCGAGTCTTCAATCAAAAAGGTTACGTTAATCGATTCAACTCCAGAGCTGGTATCTGCTACAGATATCTCAACTAGATGAAATATAATAAACGTTCCGTCCTCAAGCAAACGATCAGACTGAGTAACCTTCTGGCCTGTATCGCTTACAGAGTCCAAGAACACTCTATGACCTCTCTCATCTAAAACTGCACTAAAGGGCAAAGCGTATCTCCTCTAAACCCCATCAAATACGTATTACATCGTATTACAGCAATCCCCTATCTAACATGTAGAGGGAGGATAAAGATCCTCCAGATCTGCTGTTACAATCTAAATACATGTGAAATCTAAGGGTATACATACTATAACTTAAATCACTTACTTAGATCTTTAAGAAAGTGTGATCTCTAGCGTAAGTTGCCACACTTGCCCACTTATCTTAGTCCCCTGATTACTAACTTTCCTGTTCAAGTTAATTGCTGCATCTGAACCTCCATTTGCAACAGTAAACTCCTGCCAAGCAAAGTTCGCCTCAGAAGTAGCATAAGTAGATCTCCAAACCGCCTTCTGTAACGTTCCAAAAGTCGGGAAACCCACATCCATTGCTTTGTACAACTTATTGGTGGATGCCTGCAATCCAGTATGGGCTGCAGACTCTGCCGCCGAGCTATCTCCAACAGCCAATCTTGCATTAGCACTATCAAACTTTGTACCTCCTCCTGAACAGACCAGAGTCCAAAGTTCGTTAATCCCCTCATTCAACAACAAGTTTCCTTCAAACTTAGAATCCTGAGAGATTCCCATTAACTGCAGTTCTTCCTCTTCCGAATACACACGACCAGCATTAAAATCTTCTACCGATGCCCAACGCTTGATCGTCCAAATTTTATGCCCAATAACTTTATCTTGAACTTCCATTCGTAGTTCCTCCTAAGCTTAACTTATTTAACAAATTTAATAAACGATCCTCACCTAAACCAAGAATAGTTTCTTGACTACCCCCTGTACTCTGTACTTGCTTCACTACAACTACTGAAACAGTATCTTCAAAATCCACTACATCACCCCTTCTGCCTCAAGAGCCGCTTGTACTTTTTTAGCTGATTCTACAAACTTAATAGCATCTTCTTGCGAAACCTCTCTATACGCCTGACAACCTGGATCATAAACAACATATCTTTTTTCTGGCATACTTTCCTCCTAAATTATTCTATCTGTTCAACAATGAGCATCAAAATGTCCATTGCCCGTTCATAACTGATATCTGCATGCATGGTCTTACTAAATATCTTTTTAGCTCGTTTCCACTGATTTTTTGGAAGCCAACCCTTTGAAATACCCCCTATATCAGATAAACTCCCCAAAACAATTTCCAACAATTGCCTATACTCAACTACATGCCTCTTCTTTGAATCGACTAACACATCCCCAATTTCCAATCCTCGATCATTCGACATTTCAACTACAGTCGGTAACAATAACGAATAAGACACCTTACCCCCTACATGAATCTAAACCCTCTAAAAAACACCTTTGCTTGATGGACCAGTGCAATAAATATCGTATTTGCAGTTAAAACTTCAAATTCCCAATGCCAACTTCTCCAATTAGTTGCGCTCTCCTCCGAAGCCGAGTACATATTTGGCGGGGTACTACCCAAATGACTTGGCCCTACTAGATCTCCTCTATTCGACATACTGGCCGACTGACCCCCTGTAACTGAAACAGTAGCCCCAAATACCGCCAAACTAATTTCAGACGGATAAAAGTCCCCAACTGCAATAGATGAAAAAGGTGGGCTACCTGCACCAAAACCAGGAAACAGCCCAAGATCAAACCAAGTTTTCCAAAAGTAATTTTTACCTCTATGCCTAGCACCAAACATCTGACCACTGCCATTCGTCCTAACAAACGAATACAATTCACTAAACGTAAATCCACTTGGCAATACTGGGCTTGTCGAAGAAAGTGAAATCAATCCTGCTAATACATCAGTTGCTTGATTATAAATCACCCAAACAAAATACTTAGTATTATTAGCTACTACTCCAGTATCTAACCCATTTCCCCCCGACGTTGTAATATTCAAACTCAACGAAGCACTAGTTTTAACTAGAACTGAATTTTCAACATTCTTTAACGAAATCATATCTGCAGTTAATGTGGCGGTACTACTAGCTACTCCTGCTACATCGAACTTGAAATTTCTAGCCTGCCCCGAAACTCCCCCTCCTGCTAAAACACCCGTAGACAAAAAGTTTCTTACATCTTTTATACTTGCAGACGTAATCTGAGTCTGACCAGCATTAAGAGTCACCTCTGCTAATACGACCTTATTCTGATAACTCGGAGCTTCAGGAACTGCAGCAATAGCCCCCTGTGAAACCTTTACTGCCCCATCTACATCAACATAGACTAAATCTTTCCTGGCCTGAGACGGAGGCGGTGTAAATAGCTGGGACTCCTGAGAAAACACATCAAAATTCTCTACCCCATAATTCGTTCTGCCCTTTCTAACAATTGTCCGCATACCTGGAGAAGACAACGGTTCAACAGACAAATAGTTATGAAACACTTCCGGCTCAGATCGATTAGTATAATCAAACCCCGTTATCGTGGATCCAACAAATACAGCTTTCCCAGCAACTAGATCATTAACTTGGATACTACCCTCAGCTAGAGCAAACATATCTACATAATGCGTGGAATTAGATTCAAACGTATATCTCAAAACAATAAACGGAATTGCTGAACTTAACGAAATATTCTGAACTGCTCTAAATACAACATTGATCTGCCTTTTTGTACCATCTAACTGATTGTTGCTAGACAATATCTCTACTCTACCCGTCCCCACTTGAACAGTAGAGTCATTTATCTTGGTCAAAAAAACTCCAGTATGTATGCCTATTCTTCTAATATTTTGGGCAATTCTATTTACCGTAGCAGACTTTCCTGGTTCTAAAAACTGTACTGTAATGATCTGATTGCCAAAATTCGTAGTTCCCATACTTACCTCGCTATCCTAAAACCATGTAGAAAAACTGTCTCCCTAACACCTGGACCAGTAATCCAATACAACGTATTCGGAACAATTAACTCCAACTCCCAATATCCCTGATGAGTATTCGAATGCCCTGGCTCCTCATGCCCAAACTGATTGCCTACTACATTCAACGGAGCACTAAAATTACCAGAACCTGCAATCGGCACTGTATTGTCATTCGTAATCAATACCCGCTGTAAGTTCGATGTACACGCACTTCCAAAATAAGATCCAGCAACTTCTGGAAAGGTATAACTACTAAAATCTATTGCAGTCCAATTCGACAACTGAACACTGAGAGATTCCACTAGCTTCGGCCAATCTTTCCAGTAGTAAACCCCGTTATGATGTTTTGCCCCCAAAAACTGGGACGTACTGTCCGTTCTAAGCACTGAAAATAACTCCTTAAAAACAAATCCACTTGGCAATACAGGACTTGTCGAAGAAGCAGATACTAAACCTCCCAACACAGTCGTTACTGGATTGTATACTATCCAAACAAAATACTTGGCATTAGCTGCCGGAACTCCCGTATCCAATCCATTCAAACCACTGGTGATAATGTTCACAGCTAAGTTTACATTCGATACAGTAATGACAGCATTATCTGAATTTCTCAAAGACGCCATCTTAGCTGTTATTAAAGCGGTATTGCTAGCGACCCCATCAACCGATAGCTTAAATCTTGTAGCCTGTCCAGCAACACCCCCACCAGAAGTAACAAAAGCTGATCCAGAAGACAAAAACGATCTAACATCTTTTATGTGTGCAGCTAAAATCTGAGTCTGCCCTGCTGAAAGCGTGACTTCAGCTAATACAATCTTACTTTCATACTCAGGCGGAACTGGACTAGCGGCTTGAACTCCCGTACTTATCTTAACTAATCCATCTGTATCCAAATACAACAAATCTATCCTACTCTGTGCGCCCGGAGCTACAAAAGTCGGCGACTCTTGCGTAAATACATCAAAATTCTGCAAGCCATAATTGAATCTACCTTTCCTAACAATAAGCTTCATAGACGCCACAACAGTGGGCTCGATCTTAAGAAACTTATCAAACACCAAAGGCTCCGACCTAAGAATATACTCAAATCCAGTTAACGTTGGCCCTGAATACAAAGCCCTACCAACAACTAGGTCATTAACCTGAATACTTCCAACTGCTACCGCAAACATATCTACATAATGCGTCAAACTCGCAGCAAACGTGTACCTAAGTATCACATAGGGAGTTGCTGAACTAACTGTTAACGTTTCTATATTCTGAAAGGCTACTCTAATCTGGCGCTTTGTCCCATCTAGTTGATTATTCTCTGACAATATCTCAATCTCCCCACTCCCCACTTCAACAGAAGTATCGCTTATCTTCGTTAGCCACACCCCCTCATAAATTCCCACCTTACGAATATTCTGACCCAGATTCGTAAGGGTAAATCCAATCTTATCAACTATAGTGGAATCTAATGCATCGAAAAAATGTACCGTACTCTTTTGATTACCAAAATTTATCTGTCCCATAGACCCTCTACTTTGTAACTATAAATCCAGTCAAAAAAATCTTTCCTGGCTGACCACTGCATCTCCAAAATAACATATCTGCTGTTAGAATTTCAAACTCCCACCACTTCGATTCATACCCAGCAGAAGCGTCCTTACTACTCCCCAACTGACCCCCAAAAAAATCTGAACTGAAATTCGGAATTGCAACTGTATTGTCATTCGTAATGCCTATACGATTTCCAGTCCCTGCTACAGTCGTTGTGCCAACGCTAATTTCAGAAATAGCTGACGGATGATAACTACTGACATTGATCGCTGTCCAAACATTACCTGGGGTACCCGAAGCAATCTCAACCCAAGTTTTCCAATAGTAATATCTCCCAAACTGTCTAGCTCCTAATAACTGACCACTACTGTTTGTCCTAACCATCGAAAAAACTTCGCTATAAATAAAATTTGCCGGAAGCGTTGGACTTGTTGCAGATAGCGACAGGATTCCCGCAATTACATTGGCTGTTGGATTAAACATAACATGTACAAAATACTTCGTATCATTTGCCTTTACACCAACATCTAACCCATTAGCCCCCGGGTTATCAATATTCAAAGACAAGTTTACATTACTAACTACTAAAGTGATGTTATCCGAAGACTTAAGAGACACCTGCTCTGCGGTTACAGTAGCGGTAGTCCCGGAGATACCCGCAACAGCCATTCTAAAATTCAAAGACTGTCCCGATATCCCTCCCCCAAATGAAATACCTACCGAAATAAAATTTCTAACATCTTTTATGTGTGCAACTAAAATCTGGGTCTGACCTACTGAAAGTGAAACTTCGGCCAGAACTACTCGATCTTGATACCCGGGAGCTAGTGGTACAAGTGCTTCAACTCCTGTATTGACTTTCACAACACCATCTACATCAACGAAAAGTGTATCTATTCTAGGAAAAAACGAAGGGGCTACAAAAGTAAGAGACTCTTGCGTTAATACATCAAAATTTCGAACCCCATAATTAACTCTTCCTTGCCTAACAATTACCTTCATTGCAGGAGAAGGCAAAGGTTCAACTTTCAAAAACTTATCCATCGTATCAACTTCAGACCTTGTCGCATAATTAAACCCAGTCAAAACTGAACCCGCATATATCGCTTCTCCTAAAACAATGTCATCCTCTTCAACAGTACTCGAAGCTAGAGCTAATAAATCTACAAAATGATTCAACGTGGATTCAAAAAAGTACCTCAAAACAATAGTCGGAGCCACAGAACTAACAGCTATATTCTGAACAGACTGAAAATTAACTCCAACTTGCCGACGAGTTCCATCTACTTGAGCATTTCCAGACTGAATCTCAGCTTGTCCTATCCCCACTTGAACAGTAGAGTCATTTATCTTGGTCAAATAGAACCCCTCATAAATTCCTAAACGTCTAACAGTATCTGCAATTCTATTAACTACAGAAGAGACTACCGGATCTAAAACCTGAACTGATATTAACTGATTTCCAAAATTAGTTGAACCCATTGTCTACCTCTATACGGTTTTTAAGACTTCAACAAGTATTCTTAATTCAACTCCCGCAATCTTATCAATATCCGGAAACGTACTTGCTACACGTAAAACTGTTCCCCCGTTTGAGAACAAACCCAGCTCAGACAAACTTAATGAAACTGTAGCCGAAGGAATCACAATTTCAAATTCCATTTTATTCGGCAAAATCCTAATAGCATCTACTGACCCAACTAAAGTCGGCGTCTGAATAGCAAAGAGAGGAGCTCCTGGAGATACTCCCTTATTCCCCGTACCTAACTTAAACGTATTTATGCCATTGATAAAATTGTTTTCGGTAAAATCAAAAAATTCTCCTGCTTCTCCCCCATCAAAATCCCAATCTGGCTGACTCAAAAGATTCATATCAAAAAACAATTGCGGAAAACTCCAAGTATCCATAACTCTAGTACGAATAAAGCCAGCTACCTCCATAACCGACCCCGTCTGATCTGTAATCGGATTCAAAAAGATAATATACCTAGGCACTGTATTTGCAGGCCTAACTAACTCAACATGCCTCTGGATCGGGATAAACAAATTCTCTTTCCACAAAAACGTACTACCCGTATACACCCTATTAAGCTTAATCTCTAATCCAAAATGAGCGGACTTAAAAAAATTCGACGGAATACCCGGGGGATTCGTACCTTCGTCTCCCGCATACCATTCAGCTCTAGTAAAAGATATATAGTCCGAAGTATACAAATCAAACAATTGTACACCTAAATTCGATAGGTACGCTATGATCTGCAAAGCTTCATAAGACCCCTTACGTTTATACCAATCTATAGCTTGAGTAACCTGCCTACGAATTTCAACTAAAGGGGTAGTCTCTGTTCTAACTATTTCTACCCCTATTAACTTCGCCAACTCCAATAAAAACACTTCCCCAACTCCATGGGGATCCAAAATAGCCTGTAAATCATCTACGTTACTCAAATACGTACCGTCAAATATCCCTACTTCTTCTAAATACTGTTTCAGTACATCCGAAGACCTAAATACCTCTGGCACAAGTGGCAAAAGATCCAAAAACTTAGTCAAAGTAAAATCAGCCTGATCTATCCAAACAATATCCTCATCTGCCTGAATATGCGCCCTAAGCCGCATACTAACTGGAAACAGAGTCATCTCCCCTTCTAACACAGCCTGAGTTTCATTGAGCATATCAAAAAACAAACCAGCAGTATCAAAACTCCAATCTGTATCGAAAGTCAATGTCAAGAGATCAACTGTCGCCATTATTTTATTTTGATCCTTACCTTCACAAACCCCTCATCCCCGTCTAAAATAGTTCTAACTAAAGGGAGGGTTATAAATGCAACTAACTTACCTGTGTTATTCAATGTTGTAGACAAAAAAGCTGAATTAATCGGACCAATACTCCCACCAGAAGCTGCAAAGACAACTTCTTTCGATTCCGTCCTATAATCCCCTTCATGCAAAACTAAAATAGGCCAATCTGTTAAATCCCTATTCAAAGCCTGCCTAGCATATCCATTACCCCCGGGCTCTCCAGCTATATCCGATAACCCATCTGTTTCTGAAATTACATCATTAGCTAGTCCAACAAAAAACTGAGAGGTAATGGCCTGATTCCTAAAAATAGTATCAAGTATCAACTGCTCTCCCTGATCTACTAAAGCATTTTTAACCATTCTAGCTTCATAAATAACTTTGCCTTTTCTAACATGTACAAAATCCCAATAACCTTCCCACTTAATTAACATTTACCCCTCCTAGTCTATTCATAGGCTATATCCGTAACCTCTACCGAATCCAATCTACAAATCTGTTCTTTCAAAAGTACGATATCCCCATTTTCATCCTGCTGGTACCTAACTGTAACTATACTAGTAACCAATACATCTGGAGCAAAGTTCAAATGCACCTTGCCATTAACATAGTTAATATCCCCTGTCGTTGTAATAGCCGGAACTCCAATAGGTAACCAAAAACCTGAGCCGTCATCTTTAGCTATTGCTACTCCATCTACATAGACTCTAACAGAGTTCTTTTTAACTTGTAGGGCATCTAATGTCCCACCCCATTCAAATCCTTCAAAAACCGGCCCCATATTCTTTCTAATTTCTAAAACAATATGCGAATATGAAACTCCCGGTACTTCCTCAACTATGTCAATTATATCCGAATGACGTTTATGCTGCCCTATTCTAGTAGTCTCTCCCAAAACAAATTGCAAACCTACGGCATCTTCAATATCCGATTGAACCTGAGAGAGTGACTTTCCCGCCAAAACTTTAACATCCATCGTTGGAATAACTTCTAAAATCACAGCATTTACAAACGAATACCGCACAGTAATCATAGACTTCGTAAAGAGAAAATCAGTTAACTCTGTCTCAAATGTAGCTGATGGAAAAGCAAAGTTCTGCAATAAGACTACAAGCTTAATCCTATTGAACATCGAAAAGTTCGGTGGACTCTCTTCATTCTCTCCCCAAACATTCGCATTAGCTACTCCTGCAAAATTCTCAATCAGAGCAATAAAGTCACTTCTAGTTACAGCCCTATCCCCTGTTGCAAATACCCTGGGAGCCTCATTCCTGATTTCTTCATTACTCTCCGAATCATCCCCCCCCAAAAAGAAGTCTGAATTCGTAACAGATACACTTACCGGATCTCCGTCTTCATCAAACAAAGAATCAGATAACGTTGTAACTCTATCTAATTCAAAAACATTTCCCTGCAGACCGTCCGACTTAACATATCTAATCTTAATCGTGTCTCCCACCGAAGGTGCTCTACCAAACACATTATCTCCAAAAATAATCGTAATCTTATCATCTATTTCATGCCTAATCTGATAATGCTCATCCAAATTGGTAGAAGTTAAAAACGCATCAACCTTAGTCCAAGCAACGTCATTAACATATACAAACACATTTTCATTCTCAACACTCGAATCTTCAACTTTATACTCTTGAGCTATTCCTCCTATCGAAGATACCTCAGTCTCTATAAGCTCTCCCTGTATACTATCAGCTTCAACTTCTATCTGACCAACATTCAACACGACTTCTTCATTGGTCAAATACTTAAATCCATCAACTGATCTACACTCAGTATATTTCGGAACAAATATTTTCTTTGGAGCTGGGGTTGCTACAGAAAACTCCAACTTACCCTTAGCCGAAGTCTTCCTTTTTGGCTTAAAGTTAATTAGCCTAACTAAGTTCAAAATCGAAGAACGATTCTTAGCTGTACCTAAATAAGACTCCTCAGCTCTACGTTCGATATAATACAAAATCAAATTTGCAACATAAGCATGTAACTCTATAAGCATCTGACCTGTCGAAGAACGATACGTATCCTTCCAGGCATCTCTTAACTTCACTCTATCCGATAGCTGAGCTACTAAATCATCAAAATCAAAGTTTACAAAGTTTAACTGGTTTACCCTATCACTAGCCATGCTGACCCCCTACACGACTCTTGCTTTAGCTTGAAATATTCCATCATTCCCCACAATACGAAATGAAACTGCTAACTCAACATGATTCCTATCATGATCTGCATGATAATCAACTATCGTAACCTGTACCCGATCGTCCCAAATCTCAATAACTTTCTTTACCTCATCGGAGATAAAATTCATAAGACTTTCATCAATTGGCTCGAACAAGAGATCTCTTAACCTAGATGCAAACTCCGGCAAATAGACCCGCTCCCCTTGAAACGTAGTCAAAATATTCGTTACTGATGTCACAACAGCATCCACGTTAATTGACTTCTTAATATTTCCACGTGCATCTGTCTGTATCGTATGATGCAAGTCCGACCAAACTTCTTCTGGAGTAATCGCCATATCAAACCGCCAAACTTATAACTTTCTGTGCAGGTGAAGGTGGAATAGATAACCCCAACCTACGCTCCTCAACCGTTACACTTGTGGGACTAGAACTTATAACTACCCAAATCCGTCTAGTCTCCGACGTACTAAAAGGGGGCACAGTATCTACAGGAGCCCCTATACTTAACTCCGAACCCTGAACTATCGTATCACTAGAATCGCCCAAATTCGAAACAGAAGCTCCTCTAGCTACAAATTTGCTTACTGCATCAAGTAACATACTCGCATCTGTACGTTCTTCAATATTGTCATCTGCATCTAAATCTATCTTCTTAGACGCATGCACCTTAACTGTTCCATCTGATTGCAAAACTATAAACGTTCCAGACGGATGATCTATACGAATATGCCTATTGTCTACTGCAGGCGAAACAGTAAAATAATCATCTATTTTAATCTGGATACCGTGTTCCGTTCTCCAAACACGTACCTTAGGGTAATCATGTTGAGTTGCAGGATGCAACAACTCTCTAGCCGAAGGTAGTCCGTGTATCCCGGTAGGAGCTTCTGCAAAATAAACGGGCTGATGTATTTCACCATTCTCAAAGAAACAAAATACCCAAGTTCCATTATCTGGAACTACAAAGGATCCCCAACCTGTATTATCTGGATTCGGATCAGGATCTCTACCCGAACCAGAAAACAGAGGCATAGCAGCTACTGCCCAGGGAATATCTACCGCTACAAATCCATTAAACATTGGAAATATCATAACTTTGATTCTACCTTTATGTTCAGGATCATGATTATCTACTACTACTCCCCTATACATACCTATAAACTTCTCAACTGTATCTCCAACTAATCCGGAACTCATAACTACCTTCTTTTTCTAATGACCGCCTTTAACAACGAAGTCTCTTTATCTGTATCTAAGCCATTTCTGGTAAGCAACAGTCTTGTCTTGAAAGTCTTTCCAACCATATGCACCACCCGCTCCACCATCCAAAATCCAGCATACTGGTATGAAAACAAATCACTGAACTGAGTAGCTGCACCAAAAACTATATCTATCATATCCCCTGGGGCTATGTTCGTCAAACCTAATGTCAAAACCCACATCTTAACTAACCCATTTAGCCTACCCCAATAACTTGACCTAACTTTCCCTACAAATTCCCCATCAAAATCATTACTTCTTCCTACTGAATGAAACCCTTTACTACCCTCCGGATCTCCAGAATCCACATTAAAAAATTCAGATAGGGAATAAAAAGCGTCTATTGGCTCAGATGCCGTTACCCAAGCTCCAGAGTCCCAATCAAAATAACCATAATTCTGCTCTTTTGAACCAAACATACCTAGAAGCTTATAATTGTCAAATATTTCATAGCTAAATATAGGGATCAAATCTTCACTCCCAATAGGGTTTACTATAAAACGAAACTTAACCTGCTGCTTATACATCTCATCTAATCCACGAAAGACCAAGATTGCATCTCCCCCTACGCATTTAACAAAACACTGGAAGGCAGCTTCTCCGTTTTTGCCCAACAACCTTTTCTTATAAAAATTCAAAAATTCAGCATTTGACCAATTCGCTTGGATCAACTGCTTAACTTGACTCAATCCCGGACTTATTTCTACTTTATCTAAATCCATATCATTTAAAGCTAAACTTTCTAAGGTATCTATTACCTTATCCGTAAAGGCTCTTCTCTGATCTGGAGTAAACATATTCTTAACCTGCAAAAGACCAATAATATCGTAATCCCCTACACTTGAAAACACCGACTCTGGCTTCTTTCTATACACCTCAAAATCAAAAGCATTCCAATCACTAGCATCAATCGAAGATCTAGACAACTGTACAGACAAATTGGTCATCCCGTGATCTCCCGGAACTAAATGCGTAAATACCCCTCTAGTATCCTTCAAGTTGATCCTAACTGCCGGAACTAACTTCATAATGTCCTGCACGATTGTAAACTCCTGGATACTAGACGTATCCAAAGGGATATCATCTTCACCAAATTTCAACTTCAAAAAGTAATTCCCAAGTACTTCAGTGGTCACGTTACCTCTGCTTAAACTCTCTAAAAAAATCGTACAGATCCAAGTGATTCGGAATATTCATCATTTGCCCTTCCAAAATGTCATTAAAGGGATCTTCTATGCCACTAACAAATAACAAAAACCACCAAAATCTAACTGTCCCATAATTCTTATAACTAATCATATCTGGCCTTAATAGATCAGTCTGCGCAACACGATACAATGCAAATCTCTTCTTTTGCTTGAATCCAGACAAACTGTGATCTAAAAAGTCAAGTTCATCAAACCCATTCACCTTCTTAACTTTATAGAACTTAGTTCTATCCATACTAGCTTTTTATCACAAACGCCTTATCTAAGGCTTCTTTAGTTATAACTTCATAGGTTTGGAAAGACAAATCAACATTAGCTGTAACAGGATGCCCTACCCTAGTGTACTTAGTGGGATAAGATACCCGAACATCTGAAACTATAACACTTTCAAATAACCACTGCCTACCAATACTAATCGAAATATTATCTCCACGATTCAAATGCTCTACAACTTTAGCTGGCAACTGTATTCCAAAAACTGATTCAGTCTTAAAAGGATTCGGTCCAGGCGGCACTAGCATATGGAAAAAATCTTCATTAACTGCGGGGGCTGCCAACTGCAATAACCTAAGGGTAGGCTCTACAACACATTTATAAGGATCATCGTACGCTTGAAATTGAAGCTTTAACGTTAGGTCTAATGCAGACGTTCCCGACCAATATCTCCTACTAGAAAAAGTCGACTTCAAAGTTCCCCCCGCTAACCTAGCCAACTGCTCCCCTGCCTTACCTAACTTAAAAGGGTCGAATCCTTCCCAATCAGACTTTACATGAAACGCAAAATCCTCCTGCAAAGAACTATAAATCTTCCAAACTTCCTTTACAGCCCCCTCTGTTCTTTCTCCCTGGATTATAACTAAATAGGGGTCTGGTATCTTAATATCCTCTGGGCAAACCCCCGAAACCGAAAGTGACAATTGCAAACTATTACCAGATGCATTCGACCCTTGTTTTGGATCAACAAACTTCTTAGACAATTGAATACTCCCCTGTGTAGTACTCAACCCCCCAATATCAACTTCAGTTACCCCAGCTAATTCAGCTTTAATATTTCTATCTGGCGTAGTTAAAGTCGAAGCCGATCTTCTAGTCTGTTCATCAATAGCAAATTGACTAAAAACTATACCTGCAGGCATTATTGCTCCAAGGCTAATCTAACTGCGTTAATTAAATCTACAAACGGCTCATTAACACTATATCTATTGTCTCCTCTTGAACTTTGAATATTCCCGACTGGAGCCGACTTACCTACTCTTCCCTCAAATCCACTAAAAACTTTAATAACTTCATCTAACTTATCAACTACTTTTTCTGAACCTGCCTCAAACCTAGTTTGCGGAGGTATTCTAGCTACTCTTCTTTGAGTTACTAGTTCCGGTAATCCAAGTACAGATTCTTGTTTTAATGCCTGTCCTGGTTCTATACCTACAGTCCACGGAACTGTCGTGACTCTCTTTTCTAAAGGTTTACCCTGAATCCTGTCTTTCCAATCTAAAAATTTGTCCTTCAAAGGGGTCTTATCTATTAAGGCTTTACCAAGGTCTCCTCCTATAACACCCCCTACTCCTAAAGGCAACGAAGTTGCTAAAGCCGAAACAGCCCCTACTCTCCCTTTAAGAAAATCAAATGCACGCAAAGCTCCAATAGCCCCTACTATAACTGCAACTAAGACACCAAAGCCCCTAGTTAAACTTAACACCCCGGCACCCAATTTAACAAACCTCTTACCTAATTGGTCTAATCCAAAATACTCCAACAAAGTTAATCCACCTTGTTTTTCTTTACTACCCCCACCCAAATCTGAACTAGTACTTAGTTTACTTAAAAAGCCATGAACTTCTCTAGTCCACCTTGCGTGCATTGCATTCTTTTCAAAAAAAGTAATAAACGGATCTCCCTTCTTATCTGACTTCATTCTAGACTTACCCAACTTTCCCGGATCTTCCAAAGAACCAATAGGCATTTCTAAACTTGGTTCCCCTGCTCCTAAACTAGCCTGTTTCAATTCTTCTTCTTCTTCTTTTTTCTTTTTCTTTTCCTCAGCATCAGCCCGCCATTTATTTATCCCCGCTAATACATCCTTACCAAAAGGAACTGCAACTGACCTAAAAATTCCTGCAAAGGGTCCTAAAACAAGATCTGAAAAACTTCCAGTCACCTCTTCAGCTAGTCCCTTAAAGTCTTTTGCTAACATAGACTTATCGAATAACGCAGCTAGTAAAGTACCTAGCTTCATTTTTTTCTTAACTCCCGCTTCTTCTCCAGGAGGTACAACAGTTGCTAAAACTGTTTTCAACTTACGTTTCTCAGTTTCAATAGCTTCTGCACTTTTACTAACCCCCGTCAACCCCCCCACAGCGAATTCTCCAATCTTTTCAGAACCTGGCTGGGGTATGCCCTTAACTCCCTGTTTCCCTGCGGCACTTAACTTCGGAGCAGTACTCTTCAGAAAATTTTCTTGACCTTTTTTACCCGACCTACGTCGCCCAGCTAAATTCTGCATCTTCTTTGTAAAGGTACTATGCACTTTATCAATAGTTTCAAAAGTAACTCCAGTCGACTCTGTAATATCAGAAACCATATCCTGAAACACCGTACTTGTATCTGCTAACTTAGTCAAACTAGCTACATCTGTAGTAACCTTCCGCATAGCCGTAAACAAGGACTCCAACTCAACTTTCGTAAGTATCTTCTTTCGACTACCAAGAATTACAGCAATCTTACCTGAAATGAACTTGACATTTTGTCTTGATCTATCAATCTGCTCCATAATCTTTGACTTACCTTCGTACAACATTCCCACAGCATCAAAAAAATTGGCAAATTCAGCATATGTTACTTGCGCTGTCTGTAGTTGCTCTATTATAGCCTTTGGAATATACCCTTCAGCAGCCATATACCCTAATCCAAACTAATCCTACCTGTCCTAATCTCATTTGCAACCTTTTCTTCATCCATCTTTTCCTTGACTAACCTGTTGTACATCCAATCTATCTCCTGTATGTCCATCTGAGCTATATCTCCGGGTGAAACGTGTAGGCGGTACATCAACTGGAACCTCATCTCCAAAAGATCGGATAAGCTCCTCTCCAAATGGAAAAAGCATTTCGAGTCGAAACGGTACGGGCACTATGCCCTCACCTCCGCATTCTTTACAAACATGCTTAATCTCCATTTTCGGACCATGCGAAAACTTTTCATGAAACGCCCTAATCTTATTCAAGTCTACAACATCAAGATCCTCCAACATCTGAATCTTATCTATAATCGTTGTCTTTTCATCAACTATACTTCTTGCCCAACGATAAATCCAAGCAGACTTACCCTTCTTCTCATAATCTGCTATATCAATTTCGTCCTTTACTCTGAAAAGCCGTAAACCAAGCATCTTACCCGAACTAAGCTGAATCGAATACGGCTCTTTAAAACCTTCTGGCAATTCAAATACCTCAATCTTAGACAAATCAACTTCAACTTCGTTCTTTATCCAACAGTACTTACAAGATACATCTAGCATATAGGACTTCTTACGTGAGTTAATAACTAGCCACAACAACACATACAGCCTATCCCCAATAGTCAGATCTTCAGCTTTAATACCTTTTACAACATTATTCAGCACTAAAGTTAACTTTCGATCAAAATTATCGTAGGTGGTTTCGGCTATGATCATCTGATCTTTTCCCTTTAACACTCTAATACCCAAGGTACTAGGATCAATATCGTGGTATACCAAACATCTAGAAGGCAACTTCAACAGCAGGTGATTTTCTTCTAACATAATCATTCCCCCTTTTGCTTTTTATAAGAGGTAACTTCTTCACAACAATTTTGTAACCTTATCCACACTTAACGCTACTCTATACTTCAAAATTTCCTCAGACTCGTAAGACAAATCAAACTCAGGTAACTCCTTTGGAAACACTCCAATAAACCTAAACTTAGAAACTTCCTTACCATCAACATCATACAAAACAACATGCGCATCTTTTACATACTTAACTTTCGGACTATACAATCCAGCTTTATCAATTACTAACTCCCGCCAGCGCAAAAAATACTCCGAAACAATATCCGGAATAGGCACTATAAACATAAGCTTTAACTCTACTATCTCCAACTTACCTGCATACTTAGTCCTAAACGGACCATATCTCAAATGGTCAATTTCATCTACATTGTACTGACCAAAAGAAACACTCTGACAAAACTTAGAAACATCTGTACCCCGCAATCCAACAACATCAGGAAGCAGTATCTCCCAGTTATACGATCGCTGTAATCGTAAGTTTGCCCCAAAATCCTTAATACTAGAGCCAATAATCATTACTTTCCCCAATCCAATTTCTGCCTTAAGGAAAAAGATATAGGTACTCTATTTCGGCATATTACAATCAAAATACAATAGGTTTCCATAGAGCTACTAAAGCTTATTTAACCCGTTCCCAGCGATTATATGCAAAAGTAACGGAATACGTAATCATAGCTTCATCTGTATACGTCAATGCCACATCCCCAACATCTTGAACGTATGCCCCAATCATCTTGATCCTCATGTACTCATCACCTTTAGTTCCCGCAAGTGACAAAAGGATATCTGTCTGAATGCTCGGATCTCCCTGCCCTACTCCATCTCGATCATGAACAATCAACTGCATCCAATTGTAAATAAAATCATGCACCTTCTTATCTTCTGACTCGATAAACGTGCATACCCAGGTATGCGAGTACGCTACTTTACCTGGGAATACCAATCCACCTGTCTGCTTATAGGGTACCGTAATTGCGGCATGTGATCTACCTGGAATGGCAGAGGACTGAGCCCGAACTAACAACGTAGCTGAATCCGCCCCTCCCCCAATAACATTTGGAATCACAACTTCCCACAAATATACCCTAGCAGGATTCGTTAAATTCGTCCGTAAATTATCAACTCCCATCGACGGCATATTCAATACCTCCTATTTTAGTTTCGACTAAAAGAATACTCCCCGAGCAATTAACTCATCAAAACTTGCTCCGGTTGACGTAACAATTAACTGCAATTGAATAAACTCAGCTGCTCTACTAGGCTTGATGAACACATCAACATGCAGCTCATTCAAGTCAATAATTGCCGGCGTATTGTTCGTCTCATCACACAATACCCTAAAACCTTGATCTCCTAACTCCGTCTGGAAAGCATTTCTTGCAGATAACAGAGTCAAGAATTCTTCAATCAGAGAAGTGATCCTGAACCTAGTAATCTGATTGTTCGGTTCAAACACGAAAAACTTCAACTGAGTCGCAATAGCCTTCTCCAAAACAATCAAAAGCCTACGAACATTAACTCTATCTAAAGCAGAGGCTTTACGTTGTTCTGTTTTCTGACCCCATATTACAATACCCTCTCCTCTAAACATCTGGATAGGATTCAACTGATCAATATACAAAATATCCCGCTCACCTTGACTAAAAACATTCGTAACTCCAATCACATTGACTACTCCACGATTAAACCCAGCAGGGGCAAGCCAAGGCTCTCCAACAAAATCATTAAATGCAAACTGAGCTCCAACATAGCCGGAGGGCGGAATCTCAATGATCTTATCGTTAAACGCATCATAAATCTTAACCCAAGCCGTATAAAGAGCTATATAACTAGAGTTAAAATTCTGTGTATTCTTCCTCCAATCCACCATACTAGTCACGTTTGTCAATTCAGAGAAAGGCGTATCTAAAATCCCAAAACAATCTCTTCTAGACTCACAAATCTCCTTAATCTTCTGCTGAACACTGACAGACGTATACCCAGCGTTCATCAAGATTCTGATATCGATGTCATCTGGATTCGAGAACGAACCCCAAGCGGTAATCAAATTGGCATCTGTTATGGCGCTACCATCACTACCAAAATCCATAAACAGCGTTGTGGCTTGTGGTTCCGGCATAGAGGTATCAGCTTCAGCTACATCGTCCTTAACTACGATGTACCTACTAAACCCATTGATTCTATCTTCTAAATACATCTGCCTACCAAATCCATCAACTTTATGCTTACGGGATACTCTCCAAGTTTCCACTTGAAAAGGATTCCCATCCTCATCCTTAGCATAAACATCAATATCAAACTCAAACTCTACTGCATCTAAATTCGTAATTCTAATTCCAATTTCATTGTTCCAAACTCCCGGATCTCTACCAAATACCTGAAACACCAAAGTCTGAGCTATGGGCTCATTGAAAACTGGAGTTGAAACACCTGCCGTAAAGGCATTGTTCGCGCCTGTCCCTGACTTGCGAATATTCTCTCCACCAAACAATGCCCCATTAACTACTCTTAGAGCAAACAGCTTATTACCCTTTTCTAAAAAGGCTAAAGCCGTATAGTGAAAATACCCGTCAACGGGATTCGGCTCCCCATACTCTTGAACAAATTGCTGACCCGATGTAATCAGCTGGATATCTGTCGTCGAACCTTTTCTAGCGTATCCAACTACAGCTGCAGTTGTCGTTGCTAAATTGGGAATAAGATTCGAAATATCCCGTTCTCTTGCGTAAACTCCTGGCGAAACATAAAAACCCATAATCTTTCCCTCCTTATTTGCTTAATGCTTTCTTTATCTCAGGCTTCAAATCAATAGACACAATAAACTTCTCTACATACTCATCACCATTCATACCCCGATATTTTCTAGACATAACAATCTTAGTTAACTCCAACTCCTGTATATCCCATTGGCCTAGCATTTTTAGCAAATTAGGATCTGACAACTTCTTAATTAGCATTGTCTGGCTAACTTCTTGCTTTACATTATTTTCTGGATCGAAATACACAATGGTTACTTTGCCCCAAAGCGATATACGATGCAACCAAGCCTCTAAGGTAACATCAAACAGTCCCGGACGCATATCAGGATTAGACAAATTATTTCTAATCTGTTCCAAACTAGGCAACTTAATCACTTCATCAATACGAACCCCATTAACTACATGCCTGATCTCTTTTAACAACTCATATACATTCATAACATCCTCAAGGTGGCGGTGTAAACAACTCCATTACTAGTTGCTGGAGTAGGATATCTTCATTCGGCGGAGTCTCATCTGAATATAACGTAATAACAATCTTGTGGATCGCTTTCAGAAGAAAATCGGTCAATATCCAACCATCTACAAATATTGGAACCTTCTTCACAAAATACAAACCATTATCAAACATATTCGGAACTGGAGACTCATCATCCACTGGACCAAAATGCAAATCCATCTCCATAGGGTAAACTCCCCCGTACACTAACTCCAAATTAGGATTCTGGTGCTGCCAAAAGATATACTTCTCCGTTACAGCATTTAACTTGTCCAAATTCTGTGACCAGAACCACACCCCATACTCTAAATTTACGGGCATAGCTTTAGGTGTCCGTATGTCCTTCTTCTGCAAACCATCTGTAAAAGCTAACATTAGCCCTCTTCTAGCTAAAGGGGATCTATGCCTATCCCAAGGCATTTCTGTGCGCATCCTCCAAATATTAAAAAACTCCAAAACATCTCTACCTCTCTTTTCTGAAATTATCCGTAAAGCTGTTTCTCTTGGATGCAGAACTGCATCCTTAGTAATATCAGTCAGCCCTAACTCGGTCTGAAACCTGATAAAGACTAGACCACGCATTGCTTCATCTATGATCTTTAAAAACGAATCTGCCATATTACCCCAGCAAGTCCATTAACTGCTTTAATGTCACAACCATAAACCGCCCATCTTCACTTTCCAAAATATATTCATCATCTTGGCAGAACACCTCTCCAACTACTGTTTCTACCAATTCTCCAAAAGTTCCCAACCTAGCATGCCTAACTACAAAATTATCCGGTAACATCTGCATTATTCCTGCCGTCAACCAACAACTTTAAATACTCGGCGAATACTGCAGACTTAAACTCTTCACTCTTATTCCAAGCATACTCTTTAACCCAAGCTTCAAACACAATTTCAGGTTCTGGCTCCCCATGCTTTTTACACTCAAAGAAAAACTCATAAATCGCCTGTGCCTCTAACTTAACAGTAGGTTCCATAATACCTCTGACAAAAGTTCTAAACAAATAATAGACGTTAAATAAAAATAGTCTAAAACTAGTCATTTAACTTCTTTCGACCTCGTGGTCTTTCAACCTCTGACAAATTGACTTTCTTACCACTTACCTGAGACTCAACTGTCTCCGGTAACTTCAATTCAGCTTTAGGAGTAACTTCAGTCAAGTTTTCTTGCCCCATTTCTACTCGTACAAACTGCCTAATCTTGTCCATATTCTCTACCTCAACATTCATAAGTGAACTATGAGACGGAAGAAACATAACCGACTCTCCCACTTTTACCTCAATCAAACCCCCAGAGATATTCGTAAGACGCTTAACTTTCATTTCTTTGCCTTCTTTCTGGAGTCATATTCGTCCTTTACATATCTATCAACAATAACCTTAACATCTCGACTCTCCAATAAAGACTGCATAACTTCACCTCGAACTTTATCTGACTTATAAAAATCAGTCCAAAAACTCTTTCTAACTGTCCTAGAAACTTTATCCGTAACTAAAGCCTCCTCTATACACTCAACAATAACTTTCAACTCCTGGAGCTTTCTCTTCAAAGCTTCTTCTGGAGTTATAGGGTGTCCATACTTATGTGTCCAGCTGTAGAAACAAGCTCGTATCTTATTAACTTGAATACTAAACTTATTTAACAATGACTTTACCACTATTTCACTCTTCTAGGAACAACCTTATACCCCATCAAAGCAATCTTATCCCCCATACCCCTAACTAGAATATCAACTATTTCAAATTCATCCACATCCATCTGCGTGGGAATATATTGCAAAGGTATCTTAAACCAACTACCCCTAACAATTTCTGGAATCTTGGGAGTATTCTTAAACCAAGCTAGAATCGGAATCTCATCTTCAGTAAAGATACCCAACTTCCTCAACCTCTTCGTATCTGGAGACCATTCCAAAAAGACTTGAGTAGCTACTTCTGTGTAAGTTTTATCCTCAGGCGTTGCATAAATGTCTAAGTTATCAATAGTATCTGCATTAGACAAAATGAACAAAGTACAGTTATACCCATAATACTCTACCGAAATATCATTAAACGTTCTCAGCACGTTAACTGTTTCTTGTGGTAAAGGCTTAGACATTCGAGATCCCCAATAAACTCCTTAACTGGCCTAATTCAGTATCATCTAAGACATCATCTTTCATCACACCTTCCAAATCCTGTATCAACTTCATATACTGATACCTGCTTAAAAACTTAAACACAGCATTTGTATCTAACCATTTCTTAGCTAATTCTACATCTTCTAGAGCTTCTTCTGGAGTCGTTGGCTTTGCAGCATTCTTCCTAGCCTTTAACCAATCTTTCTTAACCACCATTAACTCCCTAAGATTATCTTCAATCTCTACTAGCTTATCCTTCAAGCTAACAAACAATTTATTCTTGTTCTCTTTTGGTAACTTAGCTACTGCCTGCTTAATAACTTCATAGTCAATAACATCCCGCTTCAATTCTCCTAAAATTAAATCTACATCCGATACAATTTCCCTAACATCTGCTAATAAAGGCAAAAATACTGAATACGGGTCATAACTCAAATCTGTGAAGGTTGGGCCTTTAATCCAACTATCATTTAACAAATCATATACTCCATCCGACATAAGGTCCTGATTCTTATCCAACTGCAAATAAACTTCAATAGGGTGCAAGCCTACAAATCTATCTTCACTACTAGACTCTTTATAAAACTTAAATACCCCTGCTACCCACTCATCTGGAGTCTTTCCTTTCGGAAGCTTATCTTCATCTGTTACAACATGCACATCTATATCCGCTTTTTCAGAATACAAATTGGTCGTAATTGATCCAACTACATGCAATTCATCTGCTAATTCTAACAAATTGAATCCTTGGTACAACTTCAATTGAGCTAGAATCTTATTCTTCACATCTGGATGCAAAGCGTAAGTCCCATCTTCAAGCCTATACCAGACTTGAGCATCCAAATCCTGTTGAGGATAGTCAATTGAACTTTCAGCTACTTTTTCTGAAAGTTTAACCTTACCCCTACATACCTTTGAAACTAATTCAAATAATTCTCTCATAGTTTCGCCGGACTAGCATAGAACATCCATACTATAACCTTATCTACTGTTTCATCAGGCTTGAGCTCAATTTCAACTTCCTGAACACCCATCCAACTAGCTTCTGACCAATTCTTATCCGCATCATTCAAATCAATCAGAAGCGAGGTATCCGAATCTGTTCCTTCTTTCGAATAAATCACCGGTAACTTCTCTGGGAAATAAATATCAATGTCCTTAATGCCCCATTCTCTATGCTCCATCTCAATCTTGAACTTAACTGGGACAGTCTTAGCAACATAAATATCCCCATCAAACTTAAATATTGACAAACTTAACTTAGCCTTAGCCACGTATAAACCCAAATCAGTAGACTCTGACATAGCCTTAAACTTATCAATAATCTCTCGCATTTACCCTCTACTTAATAGCTTTCTTATACTTCTTGCTCAAAACAAGATACGCTTCTTTCACTTTAACTCTGTCTTCTTCTGTCAGCTCTATCTTCTCCGTCTCAGCAATAAAGTTCTTCTCTTTTTCTGTCAATTCACGACCCTTAGCTTCCTCGGTTAGATGCTGAACTAAAATCACACGTTCAACAGCATCTTTAATCCTAGAATCCAACAACATTTTTTGATTCTTTTCAGCCGCAGACATATTACCCTGCTTACCTACACGACTAATGGCAACTGCTCCGGCAGCTTCTGGTTCTGGCGTTCCGGGATTTTCAGCTTTCTCTGTTCCCCCAACTCCACCTGCTGAAGCTGTCGCTACAGAAGCGTTCTTACTTGCCTGAGCCAAGTCCCCTACCGCATCCGGAATCTTTTCAGTCTTATTATGAACTGGATCCGCCAGATCCCCTGCCTGAGCTGGAATCTTCTCCTGCTCAGTTACTTTCGAGTCACGCACACTTAAAACTTGATACCTCTCATATTTATTCTCTTTCGCAAAAGTTTCTGCAATTTCAAAAGACTCAAACACTGCGACATTACTACCCTTCTTAGCCAACTCAAATTTCACCTTATCTAGAATTACAAACCCCTTACCAGACTCAATCAACATCTTAATCTTATCTTCATCAGAAGCGTTAATATCCGGAACCTTACCCTCAGCTACTGGTTCTTCTTTCTTCTCTTCCCCATCTACTCCTTCTTCATCTTTTTTCTTACATTCTTCTCTTTCTTCTTTAGATTCCTCTTCCTCTTTATTTTCAGGCTTTGTCTCAACTTCTTCTTCAAACAAATCTTTAATCGTCTTATCATCTCTCAAATGCTGATACAGATTGTGAACTAGATCACTACCACTTAACATTTTACTACCTCCTTATTTTGTTTTATACTGATCCAAACTCCTGGGTTGTTCACTGCTTTATCCCAAACTGATTCGGGGATAATCTGCCTAACTTGCGGGTGTTGCCCGACAAACTCTTTTTCTCCACTTTCATTCGATACCCAAAACCCATCAAACCCATCTGTATACAATACTTTATCAATCTTATCAAAAGCTAGAGACTCTTTTAAATCCTTATCTGACTTTGAAATAGTCATATCAACTAAATCAACTCCCGTACCATCCATCGTAGCCCACATACCCCTATCTTTATCCTCACCGGTATTTAACATCGCAATTACCCGATCATAAGACTTACCATTTCTAGACCAAAATGCAACTTGCTTAGCTCTACCGTCTTTATAAATCGGCTGGTGGTGAAATGGCAAATCTGAAAATCTGTAATTGATTAGCTTTGTTACTCTAGCCGGAACAGAATCGTGCTTACAAGATAGTATCTTGTCAAGAATACGCAAAGCTAACTTATCCTTAGGCATAGCTTTAAGACCCACCTTCAACAACTCACGATACCATTTACCTGCCCCTGTAGCTGGAAAGCTATCAGAATACTCTCCTAAGACTTTTACCAACTTTTTATACACTTCTAAATCCTGTGCCTCCTTTAACAGATTCACCATTTCAAATTTCCTCCTTACTCTGATATATCAAGTTCAGTTCTTAAACTCTGCAAAAACTTATAACTAAATACTTTTCCCAATGGGAATACTACATTCTTGATAACTTTAACGTCTCTGTACTCCCCCAACTTATTAAGCAAATAAGGATCTGTAACATAAATTGACTGGGAAGTGGACCAACCCATGCTCACATTAACTTCAAATACTAACAGTACTCCCCTATATCTGCTAACTAATTTCGCCCCATACAAATAATCATACTCATCGAAAACAGCAAACGTATTCATTGGTGTCTTTTCTCTAAGTGCAGAAGCCATCATCTGGAGTGACCCAAGGTCATCCCCGTAACTTTTGCTAATCTCATCCATTATCTTTTCAATCTGTTTACCCAAAGGCAATTGCCCTCGCCCAACTCGATCTACCCTAAAAATAGCTGCGGAATAATCCGAAAACTCTACTACACCAAATAAACTCGACCAACTATTGGTAATCACTAGGGCATCAGATAACGGAGAAGTCTGGAACATTTTCTTGATTCTAAGGGTAATCTCTTGGAGGGCCACTTCCAAAACATTCACTTGTGCTTCTTTCAAATAGCCACTTAAGTCTGCAACATTACAATCGGGACTTACAGCAATCCTATTACTACTTAATACCGTGGTAAGGAAGTGAGGCCAATGCTCTTTGTCAATCGAAATACGAAGGGAATCCTCAAATTCTACAAGGTATTGTTTCTCATTTTCTAAAATCTTAATGCCCCAATCCTTCTTTAGCCTAGCTAACGTTTGCATCATCTTCTTAATACTTACAAACCCAGAGGGCAAATAAGTGATATCTGCTTGCGTGGTCAATTCCTTAAGCTCTGCTTTCTCTAACTCTTCCTGAACAAATGTCGTAATCTTATACATCTATTGCCTAACCTTCTTATACTGCTTTTCAATCGAAGCTATCAACTTAGCATGGGCCGTATTCAGATACTTAACCATCGTGTTGAGATAAAACGGCAATACATCAAGCACCAACTGCAAGTGCTTACATACGGCCCCATACTCTCTAGGATTTCTAACTTCTGGTGGTCTATTTTCTGGCTTCGTATATTTTGCCTTCCTGGTTGTCAAAATATAAGCTGGACCAAAGTACAAAAATGCAGGACAAGAACAGAACAACTCTACATCTGTCTGATACAAAATAACTGAAGCTAACTTCTTTACATCTACCCCAGATTGATCCGATTTCCATAACGACGAATCTGCCATCTGTACCCGTATCTGATTTTCTAAGTCTACCCAACGAATATAGTTATCATACTCCTTGCCCGACTTTGTAGCAGAAGCTACGGTAAAGAGCCACTTATCTCCTTCTTGCTTTTGTAAAGTGACCCCTCCTGATCTACCTACCTGCTTAACTCGATCATAAAACTGAGGGAACAATCTAGTAACTGAATTCTGTTTACGAAGTATCCCCTTATAATCTAACTCATCTACTCTAGCTACTTCTTTAATCAAACTCATATTTACCTACATCCCCGTATCAAAACATAAATCAAAACCGGCAATACAACAACTAGCAATACAATTAAAAACTCATATTGATACAAGAATTTCATAAACTTACTTCCACCATACCGATATTCAAAATACTTACGATACAACAAATTAGATTCCTGCAACAACTTATTATTCTCCCTAATCTCAACTATAAAACTATCCATTGCTTCTTTAAACTTTTCTTTTATGCTTTGTTCGCGTGTCATACAAACGATCAAACTCCCCATTAAGCCTATTAACTACAGCTTTAACTTCCTCTGCCTGCTTTAAAACTTTTAACCCCTGCTCCGTAATTCTATTCTTCAAATTCAAAATATCCGCGGCCTGCTTCCTACCTTCTTCTGCCTTTTCCAAAGCCTTAACGCGAATCTTAGTAAACAAGCTATTTAAAAATTTCATCACTTCCTCTTACGCCGTACTTGTAAGACATCTAAAACTTTATCTAAAATATCTTTATACTGTTCCAACAAATCTGAAATCTGTTGCTGACCTTCTGCATACCTCTCCAACAAATCTCGACTCTCACTATTCCCGGACTTAAGAGTAGCTAAATGTCTCCTTTTCTCTCCCAAGTACATCCAGATAAAGAATCCACAAAACCCACCTACTAAAGTTTCTTTAACTAATCGTGTCGCCCAAGAACCAATTTCCCTAACTAATGCAACGTCCAAATCCATTAGGATCCAACTTTCTGAGCTAGAGCAACCCACCTACCTGATACAGCTAGTTTCTTTTCTAAACTCTCTCTATCATCCTTGCCTTCATCAAATAATTGCTGACCGTCATTCTTAACTCCAATAATATCAGACTTACGCAGAGCATTACCTTCCGCCATCTTCAACAAACATTTGGAATAGTTCAAAATCCAATCTAAAACATACTCCGACAAAATATCTTCATCAAAAAGTACCCTCTTCGTACCTTCAACTGCTACTTCAGCTACTCCAGTAGGCAAATTCCTAACAAATAGCTTCCCACCTATATCTGGATCCTCGGACTTTATGAATCTCCAATAAAACGTTGCCCCCGCAAAAACACGATAAGCCTTCAATGCTTCGGACATAAGAATCAAATCAGAAGTCATATTGTCAAAGACTTGAACTCCTAATAACGTCCAAACTGGATTCGATTCCCAAACACTTTCAGTCTGCGTTGTAGGATATACCTTAACTACTACTTTAAATTCAGGGTCTAACTGTACAAACCCATTATTTGCAACAGGATACACCTTAATGAGCTTATAACCTGAATTCGTATTCCAATATCTTCTAGCATTCTCGACCATCTGAAATATTGTATCTTGGGGAGTGGCTAGGGTAACTGGCTTAAACTCATTCTGAATCCACTCTACAATCTCGGTCGAAGTCATTTTACTAGCTTCTCCTGTGCACTAACTATTGCTGCCTTTACTTCTTCTGACTCAAGTAACTGAGGAGGCAACAACTTAATGACATTATTCAAACGCCGTTGAGTCGTAGCCCCACTGATTCTGGTAAGTACCCCAGCAAAATCTAAAGGTAACTTATCTATTGACTCTTTAACTTCCCCTTGTACAAAAGAGCTATCTTCTACCTTGGACTGAACTTCAATAGGCTTAACTGATTCTACAACTTGTGGCATAACTCCACCTAATCTAATGGCCCCCAATCCAATCAAATTGTCAAAATGAGCTTGAGAAGCAAACTTAACTTCATATGCTTTACCTCCCCTAATCTGGACAAATCCAAAACCTGTACCTATGGACGTATCTTGGACTGCTACAAACTTTTTCATAACTGGCATTGGGGCTGTGACTGGCATACCTTGTTCTCCTTAGTACTACAGCGGGAGATAAGTGATCTCCCGCTGCAATAATTTGTACTAGCTTAAATTCGTAATGTCACCATAAGTAAACAACCCAGCATTGATAACTTTAAAACCAGCCGAACTTAAAAAGCCTTTTTGAGCTTTAAGGTCAGCCGTCACCAATGTCGGTGTAGCAAACAACGGGATATCATTATTGTTACTCTTGACTAATGTCAAGGGACAGGTCATTTCTGCCTGTCTCTCTACATCGCTGTAGAGATCAGACTGTACCACGATCTCATTTGAGACCTTCTGATTACAGTCGTTGAACCTTCTTTCTCTCGAAAGCTTGGCTGCGGATTGTCCGCACTCAGACATTGTTACTTCAGAAAAAACAGAATTGATCTGACCTTCGGCCCAATCATAATCTTTCTGAGAGTATTCTGAGATACCCCGGAGTTTCCCGCAATTTACAGAATTTTCCAATGAGGATCGCTCCTCATGGCCCCTATCTTCCGTTAAGGGCGCGTAAATGACATTTTTGTTATCGTGAAGTTCTTTATCTTCACTTCTCACAGTTTCCTGTGAGATCGGACTATATCTTCCAGCAATTAAACTGGGGAGCATTTCGTGGAACTTACTTGTCATAGCAAACATTGTTTGCCGTAGACTTTCAGCTCTAGTCTCTACACCTTCGTGATTGTTTCCAATCAAGCTTGGCTCGGTATTAGCTTGAAACAGCTTCTTTTCAATCCTAGAAAATAGGATCTTATCCTTATCTAAACCCAGATTTTTGCTTTCTTTAACTAACTGTTCTGTAGCCTTCACCGAATTTAACTCCTTTATCCTGGGCTCAGTTCCAACTTAACCCAGCGAACAAATAGCTATCTCCCTTAAATCCAAAGACAACCCTATTTGTCGGCAAAAACGGATCATTTACAACCAACCTACCATCCAATTTACCAAGAACATACGGACCAGTCTGAACCGTCTTATCCAATCCTGGAACGGGCACAAAATGCGGTGCCAGCTGACGAATAACCCTAGCCCCATTATTACCAACTAACAGGAAACTAGCATTACCCCGCAGAGTCTTGGCAAAAATGTTATTGCTACCTTTCTCAACAAAGTCAAGAAAGTTATACTTATGCCACAGCCACTCCTGCCCTGATGTGAACGCCGAGTTCCAGTTACCCACCGGAGCTGCAGCATCAACACTTTGAGAAGCAGTGTGAATGGCATCAATACCAAAGTGGTCACATTCTGTTACTTGTAAACTTGCTACTACCAACCAACTAACTATAGCAAGCGGGAAAGTCATTTCTGCTCTCCTCCAACTGTCACCAGTTGGTTCAGACTATATCTTAATCCAACTAACTGTTGGATTGTTGCCTTAGCTTTTTGAGTCACCTCAAAAAACGTAGTCGTTACACTATTCGTGTTAAAAGAGAACATCTTCTTGTAAATTAAATTCATTTTAACACCCTAGATCGGTATTATCTGTTCAATTCAAACAGACTTCCACCGAATTAAGCAACTTACGAGACTGATTGTCAATCTCGAATTTAATTTCTCCACCAAGGTACTTAACCACTTCATCCTCTAAGATTAGGCCATGAGCTTTTTCAAGATCAATAGCCGATCCCAGAGTGTAATTCGAACGAAGTGTAAAATCTCTTGCTGTTAAAGTTTCGTTCGTTAGATTCACGTCAACTTCTGCAACTCCCGGCAAAGCTGTCGCTTTCTCATAGTTAAAGCGATAATCAGCTAACGGAGCAGTCGTTGTCGTTTCAGCTCCTGGACCATCAATAAACACGGCACCTGTCGCGTAATTGATCGTTCCAGTCGACCCAGCAGTACCTGTTAACACTCCCAAGCCATTATCTGTAATTACATCTACACCAGCTATAGACCAGGCCGTAGTGATATTAACAGTACTTGGAATCACAGGCTTATAGTCCAACGTAACTGTATACGTCGCTGAACCTAAAGCACCAAGATTCTCATTGACTACTTCATCCATCGAGTACTTACGAGATCCATCACCAGAAGCATGACCAGTCTTGGAACCGATCAGAGTGCTCCCTGAGGCGACTTCACCTTTCTTTTGTCCAGTCTTGATGTCAAGATAGAACACCGAACCTTGCCTGCGGTCAAGTGCCTGAACAATCGAAATTTCATTAAGCACCAATGACGGAAGCAGTGCCGCAATAACCGGCAGCTGAATCCCAAGAAACGAAATATTATCCTGAAAGGACGTCTCAAACACTTTAGACCGACCTCTCATTGCCCCGTCCAAAAGGGCATTTTCTAAACATTGTGCAATATTCGACCTATCCCACTCGCTGAGCTTCTTACCCTCTTTTTCTTTCAGGTAAGACTCAACAACAGAGATATAAGGCATCCATCGCCCAACGAGATCCCTATGTTGCTGCGCTCTCTCTTCCAAGCGCGTTTCAATCATCTTAGCTAACTTCATTGTGCACTCCTCCTTGTTTACCGACCTAACATCCCGTTCAATACGGTATGTATCGATCGGGCTATTTGAGCCTGTTGACTATCTCCTTGAGCAGGCAAACTCACTTCAGTCAGAACGTTGGAGTGCAACGCGCCCTCCCGAAGTACATCCCTAAACTGCTCCAAAAGGTCATCAACTTGTTCCCGGCTATCCGCATGCTCCAGAAGCGCCAAAGCATTCTTAGGTAGCTTAAGGCCAGTATGGCTCAACCTGGTCTCATAATAAACTTTCAATTCTTGCTTCTTAAAAGCTTCTGTCAATTTAACCGATTCTTGCTTATGATACTCTAACAACTCCTGTAATTGCTTTTTCTGACTCTCTGTTATATCTAACAACTTCTTATTCAAAATCCCTATTTCAGCATTCTTAGACAAATCACTAACTGAAAGTTTGCCAAAAGCATCTTCTAAGACTTTTTCAGATACTAACAGCCGACCCAATTTCTTAACAAGCTCCGAGTTTTCTAAAACCAACGAATCCCCTATTTCTAAAGCCTTGTCTCTTTCTGCTTTTATAATCGCCCCAGATATTTCTAAATCTTTTATCAACCTCGAAGTATCTATACCCTTCTTAAAATTACTCCCCTCATTCAACAAAGACTTAACCTTCTCTCTATTCTCTCTATCAATCTTAGGCAATTCTCTTTCTAAATACTTAACTAGATCTTCAAAACTCTCAAAAACTGGTGCCGACAACTTAGACTCCACTACTGTAACTGACGAAGAACCAGATGAATATGTAACAGTCGCATTCTCCTGCGAGCTATCTAAAACAACCGTAATTGAATCTGGATTCCCCTTAAACTGCTTCATAGCTTCACTAACTTGAACTATACCCACTTCCTCTGTAATATCAAACTTCTTTCTCAATTCTGATACTGCTACCTTTTCTGTTCCAAACTCATTCCAATGCTCAAACAAATATAATCTAATATCGGTGGGCTTCTCTGATTCAAATATTTTCTTAATATCCCCCATATCCTTTTCTGAAATCAAACTTAAAGCTTTACCTTTTTCTACTTCTTCCTGCAACTGCGCTTTAACTTCTTTAGCTTTAATAGACTCTAGTAGAACTTTAGCTTGTTCGTCTTTAAAATTCTCCAACATGACCTTGGCAAAGTCCTCATCAATCTTCTTCTCTTCTAAACCCTTCTGCAAAATGTCAACACATTGCCTTTCAACTTTAACAGGTAAAGCTCCAAAAGTCGAAGGTTCTGCAGTAAAATCAGTTGTTACATAACGATACGTTTCTGGAAGCACTTTAAAATACTTTCCCCTAGCCTCATCTTGGGCTTCTTGAAGCTCACCTTCTGCTCTAGTTGAAACTCCAACTTTACACCCTGCTCTAAGCAATCTATCTATAATCCGACCATATGGGGTATCCAGTACCTCCATTTCTTGTAAAACTTTGTTTTGCGGCTCGTCAAACCAAGTCTTAGTGATGATATGCGATACCTTCTCCAAATTCGATTGTACATCTTCCGGATGCTCAGCATGTCCAAAAAGGTTACGATTCTGCATTTTATCCTTCAACTCAACTTCATTCAAAACCCTATCCCACAGATCCTTCTCATAAACACGCTTATTGGCATTAAGCTGCCCTACATTACAAATCGGATACACCACCCTAGACAAAACGCCCTCTGGCAAATTCTGCTTGTCTTTTTCAATAACCTTCCCAGTCTCAGTTACCTTTTCAGTTAAAGAACTTTTGACAATAGACCCCAATTTAACAATAAATTCTTTAACTTCTGGAACTGCGGACTCCCCGCCAGCTACAACTTTAACTACCGTCCTTTCTAAATCCTCTTCTTTTGACTCCAAACTCTTTAACTCCTCTAAACTCTCAGCAATACGCTTTTCCTCTTTCGTAAGCGCATCCTTTTTACGATCCACAAATTCTTCAACTACTTTACTCAATTGCTTGTTTTTCATGTGCTCCTCCGGCAGAAGTAACTATCAAATCTTTTAAACTATCAGTTGGCAATGCTTTAACAGTCAACTTAAACATATCCTCTAAAACTTCGGAACTATCCTTTACCCAAATTTCAATATCCTGCAATCTAGCGGCATTCCTATTCTGAGTAGTGAGTAACTGATCTTTAAGATCAATAACCTTCGTCCGTATGTCCTTAATACCCTCTAATGAACCTAATACTTCTCTCAAATTACTACTACCCTCATTCTTAACTTCTTCTAACAAAATAAGAGAACGTTTCATAATACTGCCAAAATCCCCTACCATTTTCGTAGCACTATCTCCAACTGAACTAGCTACTATTTCAGTAACTTTCTTATGATCCTTAACTAATTTATCTAAAGCCTTAATCCAAGTAACTATATCCATAATGACCACTTCAGTTTTCTTCTGCCCATCCTGTAACTCTGTAGCCGCGAAAGCTAGCTTCCTAACTTGGGCAATAATCTCTTCCTTTTCTTCAGAAGTCCAAAACAAATTGTTAGCTCCAATAAAAAAGCCACCCCCCGCGGCCATAACTGAACTGATCGGTCTATCAACAAAATCTATAAACCCACCCACCTTAATTTCTGCCAACTGCGGAACATTAGCCCCATCAGCAGATTCAACTCTAATATAATACGTATCCGCCAATAACCCCGTAGTATTAAAATCATAAAAATACTCGCCTGGAGCCGTACTCAAATTAACTTGCAACATAGCAATCGAGAACAATCCCGTCTGAAAAGCGGTACCGTTCCAGAACTTGCCATCCTTGCGCCTAATACGAACAAAGACTGAGGCATTTATCACGGGGCTACCCAAAGAACTAACTATTAGGGTATTTATTCTCTCGATCGTATTGGTCTGCTCATGCGTAATTGGCATTACTAACTCCTATGCATATACTACGTATATGCAGGCAAATAGTACGTCGTACCTGCAATCTTAATTTCAACCCAGTCCGTTGGAGCATCGGTCGCGGGATTCTGGGTACCGTTCCCCATAGTTCCGGCATAATTGATAACACCTTCTTGAGTCATAGAATATTTTAAAGTTCCACCACTATTATGAACAGTCATCATGTTAGACGTTTGGGTACTATTACCAACAATACCCAGATGAACTTTATCTGAAATTCCCTTAATGTGAAAAGTCTCCCCCGTGGTAGTTCCGTTTACGGTAACTTCATTTTCAACCCCGTCTATATTAAAAACATTAGCTGCTGTTGACGAGTCATAAACAAAATCAATATCTTGTGAATCGGGATTAACATAAAACTTAGGATTACTATCTGTATTTATCTTTAAATAATTTCTAAGGATACCCGCAGACTTCAAAAGTAAGTGATACTGAGAGTCTTCAGAACTACCTGTAACATCAGATATTACATACTTATGCCGAACTACTTCAGTAAATCCCCCACTTCCTTCCATCGAAACATCAAACCTTGTGGTATCTCCATTTGTGGGAGTGACTCTATTAGGACCACGAATCTTAAATGCAGTTACATCAGCCCCATCAAAATCGTTAATTAAAGTCAAGGGTATAAAAGCGGCACCAGCAAGTGTGCTTAAGGTTGTCTCACCATCTGCGGACATATCTAGAAAATCAGTACCTAAACTATTCTCTACAACAAACATCCTGGCGGTCTGAGATACTACTCCCTGGATCAAACATTGAATCTGATCTGCATCCCCATCAATAGAAAACTTAGCACTACTTACAGGGGTAGTATTTCCTAAACAACTTCATCCCCTGTCTCGTTCGGATGCAACGTTGTTCCCGT